CAAGTAACGCTTGTCCGAGAGTGGTGTAATTACTTTTGTAAAAAGGATTTTTACCATCTCTGCCAGCAGCATGATGCTGTTTCTGGAAAGCAGTAAGAGCTTCGGCAAGTGTGCTTGGTTTTTTGTCAGGCATAAATTAATAATAGTATACTCTGATTGTATATTACACTTATATTAGATTTATTGCAATGCTGCCTGTAGCAAGGTGTTGAATTGTTCTGGTGTCAGCACAACTCTCCAATTACCTCCACGAAATCTAACCATAGTGGCAACGAAGTCCACACCAGCGTTTTCACGTTGCGTTTCCACTTCTCTAGGTTTTATAAGACAAGCTCTATTCTTATCTTTATAGTCAGCCACCTGTACAACACAATTAGGTATGCCATAAATATCTCCGACATCTCCAGGAATTCCTGCACTTAGATTTCGTTGACATTCAAAACCAGTTACTTCTGTTAAAAGTTCTGCTGCTTCTCTTTCAGCTTTATCACCTTTACGTTTTTGTGGATTTGTCATTCTAATAATTTAATTTTTGCTTTTATCTGTTCATATTGCACAATATATTCCTTTGCTTCTATTTCATGTTTAAAGTAAGCATTTTCTAATGCTGCTAACTGATCGTAATAATGTTTTACTCTACGTTTTATTTCTTGTTCAAATTGATTCATTTTGCTGTCCACCTTTTACTAACTTTTATTTTTAGCTGTTCTTTTTGTTGTTTAGTAATTTTTATATAACATTCATCAAGTTCATCAATTAAACTTCCAAAATTTTCATCAAATTCTGACGTTGATAAATTTCTTTGAAAGTTAACAAGAGACGCTCTGATAAGTTTATATTCTCTACCAGAAACATTAAGATTGTATCTCATTCTTACTCCATAGTTTAATTAATAGTTTTAGTTCAGCTATACGTTTCATAGCTGCTTTAATTTTTTGCTCAGTTGTCATAAATCTGCGTATTTCCCTTCCCAGTAATAAATTGTAAAATAATTATCTAAAAGATATTCATGATATTCAAGATCTTGTCCTCTATCTCTTTCCAAGATTTCTTTAATGTTGCCATCTGCTATTAATTCATGAGGATTAACTTTATGTTTTTTGCAAATTTTTTTATAAGTTTCGTATTTCATTAAAACACCTCCTGTTTAGCTTGAAATTTTTCCCATGCTTTATTCCAAGCATCGGTACATCTTTCCACTGGTTGATTTGGACCAATAATACAAACATCAGGATAAGCCCATATCGTATTACAGACATCAGGAACTATATCTTTATTAACCTTCAACATCTCTACATAACAGCCAAGCTGCTTATCAGTTGAGTATGGTTCTTTCCAGTACTTTTCTAGTTCTGATATATATATTAATCCTTCTTTTCTTCTTTTTAAAAACCCATAATTAGTATTCTTTTTGCTTTTAAGATCTATCAATCTGATTTGTTTTGTCTCTGTATCGTAACCTAAAAGATCAAGCTGACCTCCAACTTTTTTATCAGGTAATGTCATCATATATTCAACCGCCATAGGTTCAAAATGTTTAAATAGATAATGATCTAATAAAGGTGTGACCCAATCAGAATAGTCACCCATGTCTATGTCATCGCTGCCTAGCATAAATTCCTGTAAGCATTCATGTATTTTTTCACCTCTAGGCTGCCATTCAGCACGATGAAATTCAATACTTTCTTTGTCTTTTTCTGTTAGTTCGGAACAGACTTCAGTCGTTGACCAAGCCATATATTGTTTAGTAGCTTTGCAGTAATAAACATGATGTTCTTCTGATCTTATTACTGGAAGTGGTTTTAAAAGTTGGAAGGTTTTCATTTTTAGTTTTGTGTTGGAAGGTCTTTTGGGTCAGTTAGTTCTACTTTTTGTTCAATTATTTTCTGCTCTGGTTGTCGAGCTAAATTAACATATTTAACACCTTGATATCCTTTTTTAAATAAAGGATTTTCTTCGCAGTTTTTTACACATTCCTGCCAACCAGGAGGTGGAATATCTAATTGTTCAAGAGTCCAATATCCTTTTTTAATTCCATCTTTAAGTGTGCGTATAAGAGATAGCTTGTCAAACATTCGTTCCATTATTCAAACCCTCCTTTAGCTGTAAATACTCTATGTGCAGGATGGTTGTTCTTTGGTTCTTCTGCAACTTTGGATTGCTTTACATCGTAAATATTCATCCAGCCACCTGCTATTGCTCCTTCAAGGGCTGTCTTTCTGTCTTTAGGTGTGAATGTTCGTAACTTATCAAAAATCCTTTCTGCGACCTTTTTAGAGCAAGTAGCTTTCTTTCTGTGTCTAACAGGCCACCATTCAATGATCAGATTTGCACACTGGTTTAAGTCATCTGGAATTAAATTGGCAGTGATTATTGGATTAGCAAACGGATCATTAGATACTGTTGTTTGCTTTCTTGCTTCTGATCTTTTCATCTTATCCCAGACGATTGATCTTAAGTATGAAGCTCTGTTCATTCCATAGGGTCTGGCCTTATCGATAAAGGATGCCATGTTTTCATCAAGAAAAACAGAAACCTTTATTTCTTTTTTGCCATTCATAGATTATTAATATGTTTTACTGACATTAACTGTAAGCTGCTATTATGTCAAGGGTAAATATTTTGCTTTCTAAAAAAAATCTTCTCCTTATCCTATATATATAATATATATATATTATTACTAAAGCTATATAACTACGTTTATAAGTATATTAATTAGTTTATATATTCTTTTTCTTTTATTTCTTTTTGGTTCTTTTTCTTTTTTTTCTTTTTCTTGCAGGTGTACAAAAACCCTGGATTTTCGCATTCACTGTTGCATTAGTATTACACTGATAGTATATTAATATAAAAATGCCATTCATTATGACAAATAAAAACCTAAAAAGAATTAGTGTAAGTGTAGATCCACAAGACTATGAAGATTTAAAAAAACTTTGCAGATCTGGTATGTCTGTAGGTTTTCTAATAAGAGAAGCTATACATAATTTTTTACAAGAAACTAAAAAAAATTAATTTATATAAGGTGTTTTAAAAGTATCATAAATATATGAATCTCTCTTCCACCAATCATCGATATAATCTTTAGTAGCAATTATTGAATATCCTTCATCTGATTCTCTACATAAATCCATATAATATTCTGCAAATTCATCATAAAATTCTGGATTTAATTTAAATTGTTCAGCAATTTCATATGCTCTATCTTTAGCGTGTTCATCAAATTGTTCAGCCATATATTGCTGATCCATTTGATCCATAACTTGATCTGGTATTGGATTGTCAATCATTCTTCAACCTCCTCCTTTTTCCACTTAATAGAAAAAGAATCTACTTCTTCTTCTTTTACTTCTTCTAAGTCCGAATACTCCCAATCTCCTTCATCATCAGTTGAGAAATCTCCTCCATCGAAATCTCTCCAATGTTCATAAACATCATTTATTTCTACATTGTCTGGTGTAGTTATATATAAATAATGTGATGTCATAGAAGTGACAGTTAATCTAAAATGTTTCACTTTTTTATTTCCTCTATAGTTGTTTTAATCTTTTCTTCAAACCAATCACTATCTGTAATTACATCTATTTCATGGTTTACTAAATCAAGAACATAATTCTTAATTAGTTTTGTAAGTTGTAAAGAGAATTCTACGTCAACTTGATTAATTATCGGATCACTTGTTATGTGATTCTCATGAGAATTTTTCATAGTTTTAGCTAGCTAATTTAGCTTTTGAATTTAGTAAGGTTTAAGCCAAGATCGACATTCTTGACGTAATTGCATAATTAATTTTGGATCTGTATTTTCTTTTTTAGCTTTTAAATATTCTTTTTTAGCATCATTAAATAATTGTTTTTTAAACTTAGATTTTTCTTCATTCTCATTCTGTAATTTTAAAAATCTTTGATCATCTTGATATATTATTTCAGGTTCTTTTTTAACAATCTTTATCCATTTATAAAAAGTGTTTGGATGAACCTCTGGATAAGTATTTTCAAGTTGTTTTTTTATTTCACCTTCTGATTCATCATTACGAATTAATTCTCTAATAGTTTCAAAGGCATCATCTCTATATTCTTTTTTATTCATTATTCAACCTCTAAAGCTTTTTTATATTCTTCTTCTAATTCTTCAGAAATCTCTTTCCAATTATCAGGCCATCCTTTATAAGGTTGTGTATTTTCTGAAAATTGATTAAATATCCAATTAAGCCCTTCATTCAATACCATGTTCAACATTTGTTGTACTGGTCTTGCATCTGCTTTTGCTAGTTCTTTAATAGCTTTTGTTTGTATTTCAGTCAGATGTAATTTGTTTTCATTCATGATTATTTTATATAAGAATGTAATATATATGATAGCATATATTAGTTTACTACTCCATTCATGTCAAGGATCAAGCACTTCATTCACATTCATTCAGACTTAACCCATTCAGACATTCAAGATTTAATTCATTCAATGCATTCAACTAATAAAAATAATTTTGATTTTTTATTTAATTTTTTATTTTTTTATTATTTAAAAATTAAATAATATATATATATTATTTTTTCTTAGGTTGAACTCCATGTATTAAAAGTGCGAAAGGATCAGGTTTAAAACAACTTGAATCATCCTTATCTATTAAATAAGGTTTATTTCTATGCTCTATACCTTTTGTTATTGCTTCTTGTTTTGAATTAACCACTATTGCATATCTTTTAAAAAATCCCATATGGATTAATCGATCATGTAAACCCCCCATACTTGCAGTTAAGTAGAAATTAGGTTCTAGAGTTTTATTAGTTCCAAAAAGATTAAGACTTTTTGAATAACAATAGAATTTTAAATCTTGGTTAAGTTTACATACTCTTAACCATGCATTTAAATAACAACTATTAAAAAAATCACCACTTGAATGTATTCTCACTTTAGTAATATTTTTAGTTCTTATTTTTTGAATACTTTTATTAATTAATTCACTACATTTATATATACCCATATCTTGTTTTAATTCATTCAATAATAAATCTAAGTTATATTTTCTTTTTAGATATACGTTAGTAAATAAAGCCTCTTGACTAGCAGCATAACATCTAAAAACAGTATTATCACCATCTTTTATTGTTCTTTTGCCTTTACTGTCAACATTCACCCATGAATGGCAATCTTTTGCTCCATTATTGCAAGTTTTACCCGCTGGTATGTCAAAAATAATAGTTTTTTTATCTAATTTAGCGTTACCAATAGATAACTTTAATAAATCATTCATGATCTAAAATTTTTATAGGAAGGAAGAAAACATAAATGTTTTCATTAAGGGAACTTTTAAGGATCCCTTAAGGAAACATTTAAATATTTATTTATATTTTTTAACTTCTATTACTGCTACTTGTGTTTTATTTTTATATCTGACATTCAAATATTTTACATTCATATTTTCTACATCTTGTTTATTTAAATAAGCACCATTCAATAAAGATTCATTATAAAAATCTTTATTGTTTAAATAATGTTCAATAACCTGTTTTTTAGAGGTAAAATCCCCATAAATTGGGGATGCTTGAATAGTATTCATTTTTTCATTAACTCCTTTATTGGTATACTGTCAAAACAAATATCCCTTTCAATTGATAAACCAAAAGGAGGGAACTTTATTTTTTCAAGTTCAGTTAATGAAAAAAAACCAAGTTCATTCTCTAAACCTTCAACCCATCCAAAACACATTTTGGTTATTGGATCATATTCACTAATAAACCAACTAAAACAACTCCCGCCAAATAATTTGACGTGGGCTATGTGTTCTTTGTTGTTTTTTTCATTGTCTCCAATATTTGGAAGTTTTTTTAATAACTCTTTTGTTAATAGTTTCATTACTAAAAATAAAAAATAGTTTACTATTTAATATTAGCTTATGATGTCATTAACTGTCATCTAATTACATTCAATATTAACATTCAATTTTGCATTCAATTTTGCATTCAGTTTATAAACTTATTTTTTTTATTAAATAATTTTTTTTTTTTTTTTTGGAAAAAAATTTTTAGCAAAAAAAATACCCAAGTTTTTAAGCTTGGGTAAAATTTCTATTTAATACCTATTGACATTAGAGCTAATGTGTCTTTTATTCTCTCTGGTATCTCTTGAGGAAAAATATCTATTAAGTATGGTGCGAAATGTTTTCTCCAAAATTTCTTAGTTTTTCTTTTATCTGAAAAATGTAAATTGAAAAATTGAGTAGGAGTCCCACCTCTTAACATTATTCTGTCAGAGTATAAAACATACATTAATTGGATCATTTGAAATCTAGTAATTTCTAAAACTTCTTTAGTGTCTATATGTTCTATAGATACCATTTGATTCTTTGGTTCAATAATTGAGGTCATTTTGTTAATTCCTTTTCTAATAGTTTTTTTTCTAGTCTTTTGATTTTGATTTTTAAATCAGAAATTTTTTCTGTTTGTTCCATAATTACTTTATGGTAGTAATAATCTGGGTTAGCGTATCCCATAAATTAAAGCTCCTTTTTTAAGTTTCGTTTTTGTTCTTTTGTTCCTAATTTCTCAATTAGAATTTTTTGTAATCCAATAAAAGGAATTTTTTTCTTTTTGCTCATGTTTAAAGCTCCTCGATTAATTTATTGCTTTGTTCGATATAATCGCATGCAGATTGAAAACCTGACTTACAATGAATATCAGTAGATTTTTTAAGACTTGCAGAAGTCCCAAAATACATAATCGCTGAAATCATCAGCAATAAATAAATAAAAGTAAATTTCATTTTGGTTGGAAGGAATAAAGGAAGGAAAGGACTAACAAAAGTTAGTCCAGGTATTTTGTTAATCATCTAATACCAACTTAACGTAAGTTGGAATTGATTGAAAAAAGTCAAAGTTGTTTGACTCATCGAATGGGTTAATTTTTAACCAAAGTTTGCCAGATTTGGAAAAGCATTTCTCATATCTAATATTTTTAGATATCAAAATATTTTCATAATCTGGACTTATGCAAGTGTTACCTATCATTGAATTAATCCCATGCTATTTTTATAACTAGAAATTTTCTAGTTGCATTCTCTGGATCAATATCCATAAAACGTGAAAGTCTTATGAATTCTATATCACCTTCATTTATTACAAATGAAGGGATCCTATCTATTGCTTTAAGAATAGCTTTTTGATCTCTTGATAAGGTCATTCGGCTAAATCATAAAGGTCATATTTTATTCTTAAAGTTTCTCTACTAATAGAGTCTTTAAAAAATAAACAGTTGGGCCACTTGGGATGCATACCGTTAGTCGCTTCAAGATACATCATATTTTTTTTGAAATATTCTTGATTAATGTATCTTTTTTTTAAAGCTATCTCAAAAGCTAATTTGTGATTCTGAGATAGTTCTAAGTTCATAAAGGTTTTAACCTTTTGAAGCTCTGCTAAGTCCATAGGAAGGAAGTAATTAAATTTTCTAGTTTCTGTTTTTTCCTTTTGTGTTCACCTGATAAACAAATTTTAAAGTTTGGTTATCTGGTAGACAATTAGAAAAAAACATTAGCGTTAAAAGTGGGTACAGTGCATACCCATTATTAACTAATATCACATTACCATCAATCTGCTATTAAGTCAATATCAAAGTTAAGAAATATTACTCCCTCCAGAATCAATTCTAAGAGGCGTTATTTTCTAAGGTAGTAACGTAAGCAAGTTATATTACAGTGCTATCAGAGAGGCACAGAGAGGCCTTAGAGCGTATTTGGGGGGAGTGTTGCAAAAAAATTTTTTGCTAGGCCAAGGCGAGGAACTTAAATATATTTGCGTTAATTTTTTGGTTCTACTTTAATTGAAAGTTCAGGAGCTTGAATATTTACTGTTTCTACGGATTCGCCGATTACTTTACCGAGGGAGTCTAGGATTTGTGCTGCTGTTTGTAATTGACCTTTGGATACTGCTTGGTTGAATAGACGTACTCTCATGGCTTGTAGACGAGGAAGCATTGATTCTCTATCTTTATCCCAATCTTCGTTATTCCAAACTTTAACTCTACCCCAATCTTCCCAAGCTGTTGTTATAGATATTTGTTCTATTTTTGAATGTTCTATTACTAATTGACGAGTAGTAAGACCTTTTAGTTGGCGAGAATAGAGACGTTGTGCTCTTTCTTGAACTTTTTCAGCTGTAGAGCGAGCTACGAAGCGAGGAGTACCTCTTTTTTTAGATTGAACTATTGGTGGGATTATATTTGAAGGTAAGATTGAATCAGTCACGGACTTGATTTTTAGTAGTATTTAGTTGAATGATAACTTAAAAGTGTTGAAATAGGCTATAAATAGGGGGTAAAGGATGTATTTTCTGTAAAATTTATGGTTGTGAGTGGAAAAAAACGAGAGGAGATTAGTTTAAGGTATGCCCAGGGGGAAGTATTTAATTGTGATAAAAGATTTAGGGTATTGGTAGCTGGCAGAAGATTTGGTAAGTCATACCTTTCTTGTATAGAACTGTTGAGAGGAGCTATTAACAGGCCGAATGAAGTTTATTTTTATTGTGCTCCTACATATCGGATGGCGAAGGATATTGCATGGAAGGAATTGAAGAGGTTGACACCGAAAGTATGGATTCAAAGTAAGAATGAAACTGATTTAAGGTTGGAGTTGATTAATGGATCAACTATTGAGTTGAAAGGAACAGAAAATGCTATGGCATTGAGGGGAAGAAGTTTAGCTGGAGTTGTATTGGATGAGGCTGCGTTTATGGATAAAGATGTATGGGCTGAAGTTATTAGACCTGCGTTAGCCGATAAACAAGGATGGGCACTATTTATTAGTACACCAGATGGAACAGCGAGTTGGTTTTATGATATGTGGTGTTATTGCGGAGAGGAGGATTGGAAAGATTGGCAAAGATGGAGTTTTACAACTATTGAAGGGGGTAATGTAGCGAAAGAAGAGGTTGAAGCTGCTAGAAGTCAATTAGATGCGAGGACATTCAGACAGGAATTTGAGGCTAGTTTTGAAAATCTTACTGGATTAGTAGCTGTTAGTTTTGCTGATGAGAATATTGATAAGGAAGTGGCAGATTTACATATGCTTCCTTTGTTAATTGGTTTAGATTTTAACGTTGACCCTATGGCAGGAATCTGTGCTGTAAAACATAACGATACTTTGTACGTTTTTGATGAGATCATGCTGACAGGAGGTGCTACTACATGGGATTTTGCGGAGGAGGTTACAAGAAGGTATGGAGTTGATCGTAGAATTATTGCTTGTCCTGACCCTACTGGAAGTGCAAGAAAGACCAGTGGAGTTGGAGTAACGGATCATACGATACTTAGAAGGTCTGGTTTTACCGTTATGAGCCCTAGAAGCCCCTGGAAGATCAGAGACAAGATCACTGCTGTCAATACTGCCCTGTTTGACGCTAATGGTGATAGGAGGACGTTAATTCATCCTCGTTGTAAAGAATTGATAAAAGCACTTAGAACATTAACTTATGCACCTAATACTGGATTACCTAATAAGAATCTGGGAGTAGACCATGCTTTTGATGCTTTTGGTTATCTTTGTCTGCAACAATTTAACTTGGCAAAACCAGAGACATTAGGGCAGACTGCGTTTAGAA